GTTGGGTAGGACACGTGCGCCCTCAAAAGGGTTAGCCGTTGTCCCCCCACCGAACCGTACGTGCACATTTCTATGCATACGGCTCTCCGCTAGACTTAGCAAAGTTTCTATAGTCTGGCAGCTTCCCTCTGTGAAGATCGACATGACAGTCCTTACATAAAACTAACGTCTTCCGATGTCGGGCAATCATCAGTCTTTTCCAAGGCTCTGTACCATCCTTAATATCCTTCAGTTTACGCACATGGTGAACTTCAAGATATCCAGTAACGGTGCCGCAGTATTCACATTTGTTACCTGCCATTCTGTCTAGCAATTCAGTTCTGCTCGAATATTTATAAACATTCGGAAACGGGTCGGCAAAACTTGCTAGAGACACACTTCGATTTTTAAGTTGAAAAACTTCAAGTTCATAAAGTTTTCCATTACGAATTTCTCTGTGGATATATCGACCATCAGCCTGCTTCAATCGTTTAGCGATTTTAGTTCTAGATGAACGATGTTTTCCAGCCAGCGTCTTTAACAGACTATTCATCCATATCCAATGTAGCTTATTCAGATATAGAACTGGTGCTAAGTTATAGTAATTGGCATAGCCACGCATTTCAGCATTGTATTGACTAATAATTTCATAGTCAGACAAATACATCATTGCAGGCTTTCCTCTGCAACCGTCCATGCCAGATTCGTAATTCCCGTAGCCACGGAGCGCACAGAATTTCTGTATTTTCGCTCTCGGAACACCAAGGTGAATGTGTTCAGTAATGGTGCGCTTAACAGCGTGAGTTTTACTGCCATCCGAGTTGTGTCCCACAACACATTTAACTCGTTTATTTTCCCTACGACATAGAATTTCATATCCGAGAAAGATAAAACCTTGTTTCGGGTCAACTACGCTTGATTTCTCTTTCGATACTTCAAGCTTTAATTCCGACTCAACAAATTCAGTAATGTCAGACATTACTTGCATTGCTTCCTGTTTAGAACCAATGATCCCAATTAGAAAGTCGTCAGCATACCGAACATAACGCATACGCTTAAAGTCAGGGTCGTCCATAAGAACACTTGAGGTATTAACCAATTGCTCTTCAAGGTTTTTGATTTCCATTTCCCACTTGGCAATTTTCTGCTCATCAGCAGGGTAGCCAGATGCACCAAAGCCTTGTCTTATCCACTTTATACGATTAGCTCGATTTTGTAGTGCCCGCTTGTATTCAGGATTAGGTTTTCTTCGTCCTCCATTGCTAAACTCTTTGATTTTAATTTTCATAAACTCATCAAGTTCATGGAGAAAAACATTGGCTAGTATAGGGGATATGATTCCCCCTTGCGGTGTCCCACTGTGGGTGCCAAAGTAACGCCATTCTTCCATGTAACCAGCTTTCAGAAACTTCTTTAGAAGCCCAAGAAAAGCCCGGTCATCAATCTTATTGCTAAGAAATTTCAGCAATAAGTCATGGTTAATATTGTCGAAGTATCCCTTAATATCGACATCACAAACCCATTTGGTGCTTTTCCAACCATTACGTATTTCAGTAAGTGCTGTGTGGCATGATTTGTTGGGTCGAAATCCATAGCTCCAATCGCTAAAGACTGGTTCATAAATTTCCTCAAGGATCATTCTCATGACCTCTTGAATCAACTTGTCGTCACCACTGGGAATTCCTAAAGGTCGTTTCTTACCATTCGGATTCCTAGCATCCTTGGGGATGTGTGTGCGTCTGCAAGGCTTTGGACGATAGTCACCTGATTTAATTAGGTTGATAATATTTTGAACTCTATCAACACCCATACCATCGAGTGTGTTTGAGTCTACCCCTTTCGTCATGGCTCCACGATTAGAGTAGATGTTGGCATACGCCTGCATCCAAAGATCTTGATGGTTACACATTATTTTATGTAATTTCTTGACCTTATAGCCTTGCTTACTTGCTTTATTAATACCAATCAGAGCATTGAGTGTTCTTTGTAATAGCACTGACTATTGAACCTCGCTTCTTTTAGTATCGTGTCTAACTGTCTCCCTTCCCCCCTACATTTAAGCTTTCGTATGAGTTACCTCGATACTTATACTCAAATTTCAGGTCGGATTTAAACCGACTGCTACCTCATTACAAGGCTACGTTGGGTACTATGGAGCCTCCGTCACCATATTGGTTGTTTATCTCAAACCAACTTAGGTGATCCCGCATTTCTTTATAAACAAGATGCGTCCCACTTAGGTTCCACTTACGTCCAATTACCACTCTCACCGAGCAGGTGCCAAGATTGTTGGATACGATAGCCTTTTAACAATAATTATCGTAAATCTTGGTATGACTCCTGAACTATCGTGAGTCAAAGATATCCCGAAACCCACTATGGACTATGATTCAACCAATCAGGTTTAACCTTATGGGACTTGCAATGACTGGCGCAAAGTAGATAGTTTCCCCGCCACCAGCCTTTTGACCTAACATGCTGCACTCCCCTCCCTCTTTCGAGGTTCAAGTCTATTACTAGACAAGGATAAGTTAGGCTTGCAATAGGCTTTCCAACAGCCTATACTTGCGACATAAATTAGCCGTAAGCGCTTGATTTACAAAGCAAAATTGCGCACTGCAAAAGGAATATCATCATCAAAGTCCATTGAGGGTTCATTATGTTTAGGAGATTGTTGTGGGCTCCATTCGTGTTGATGAGGTGATGGTTGTGATTTCTGGCTACCTGCCTGATTGTTGTTACCTAAAATTTGCATTGAGCCATTAATATTCACTACAACTTCCGTGCTGTATCTGTCTTGTCCATTTTGATCTTGCCATTTACGTGTTTGTAATTGACCTTCGATATAGACTTGTGAACCTTTACGCAGATATTCGCCAGCAATTTCGGCGAGCTTTCCAAATATCACAACTCTATGCCATTCAACACGTTCCTTGGTTTCACCTGATTGTTTATCTTTCCATGAATCGCTGGTGGCTAATGTAATATTAGTAACTGCATCGCCATTTGGGAGGTAACGCATTTCAGGATCTTGGCCTAGATGTCCTATCAATAAGACTTTATTTACACCTTTACTTGCCATTACATCGCCTCCAATTCAGATTTTCTGATGTTATATACTCCCTTTGCTTTTGATTGTTCAGGCGTTTTTCTGAGTAACTTCCATGTTTCACCAAACTCTTTTTTCAAAATATTGAGATCTGTAATAGCCATTGCTGAATTAGTAAAATCTTTCAATATTTGATCTGGTGTTCTCGGTGCTACATTGTGGACTTCTGCATCCGCATCGATTGCTGTTTCTTCGGTTGGTATACAAAATGTTTGGAAAGCTGCGTATTTATATGCAATAGACATGGCTTTATTTGTGGCTTTGTCTCCGCTATCCATCGCTTCACCATAAGTCACAACCGTGTGTTTGCTTCCATCTTCAACAGAAACAAATTCAAACTCAGCTTTTACTACGACATAGAATAACAAGCCACCTCTTTGTGTTTGTCTTTCCGTGATGGTACGTTCAATGATCCGTGGAAGAATAAGCAATCCATGCTTAACTAGAGCAGGGGCAAGGGCGTTATATACAGCGTCAATTCCTCTGAACATAAATCCTTGTTGTTGGTTTACACTTCCTTTTTTAATGCCCGTTTCAGCCATTTCTCTAGCAACATTACTAATAGCTTTGTATACAGCAGTCATATTAATCCCCTAAATATTGACCTTGACGGCGATCACTTCCGTAGTAATCGACTTCAAATTTATTACTAGGTACATATGTCCTTTTTGAATCTCGTTGGGCTCGAATATGCTCAGGAAGAGGAGGGTGATTCTTGGATGCATCTAAATTCATATACCAAAACGTCATAGCGAGTCGCTGTTCAGCTATGCTAGGCGAATTGCTAGGTAGTTCTCCTTCAATAATAGCTATTGCATGAGCGAGAGCTTCTTTGAAATTACTTTTCGGAGTAGGTGAACTTAGTCGAGGGTATTTATCATTTGGGTATATTTGATTATTAAAATTATTCACAAAAAATTACCTCTATCCATAGAGCCTATTCATTGGGATATTTATTTCTTTGCATACCTTTGCGTTGTATTGATGTTTTATGCTATAAGCCTGTTTTAATGTCTGATTGGCCTTATTCCATTCATGTTTATTTTTGAGAAAACGGGCGATCCTTGCTTGGCTTTGGGCTAAACAAAGTGTGTATTTATCAATGTTCATGTTTACCTCTGGATGTGCAAAATCCTCACTAATTAAGTGATAGTGGTAATGATTAATATATTCTGGTGTTGGCGAAAAAAGATTTAGACGAGAGGGAAATATTTTTATTAATGTTTAACTTTGTTTACTAAGGTATTTAAAACGGCTTTTTTTAATGCCGCTTTTATCGCATTTTCTCCAATCAAATTATCTGAGAAGTCGCTTAGTAATATAGCTAACTCAGGGATTTCATCTGAAGCATTTATTTGAGTGTTTACTTCTACTCGATGTGGTTTATTTTCAATGTGATTTAAAGTTAATTTGACATTAATAACGATAGAAGTATCTTGTTGAGTCATGATTTATTTCCTATTGATAGATTTCTATAGTTTTGGTAATAAAAAACCCCGCATTTGCGAGGTCTTATAAATGAAAATTATTTGGTGGTTACTTTACAAGCTGAAGATTAGCTTGAGATTTTCTGGTAACACTCCCATTCCCTTTAATTGATTCCATGAAAAACCCATTATCGAAAGTAAATGCTCTCATTTCATCTATTGGTATGTGTAATTGATTTAGAATATCTATTGGTTTAACGCCAGAACTCTTTAATGAAGAAAATACTTTATCAATGATTATTGATTTTTCCCTCAATTCAATTCCTTCTGGCTCTGAAGTTCTAAAACCTCTTTTGCTAAGCTCTATGCACAATTGCCTATGATGCCACTCCGTAGATATCCCTAAATCAAAAGTCCTTCTAACTAAAGCTGCTAAAGACACTTTCCAGTGTTTCTTTAACTGAATTAATTGATCTAAAGAAGGCATAAAGGGAATGATAGATTTAACGCTTTTCTCTGGCATTAGAAATGCTGAAGCAAATTTGTCTGCGTCTACCTCTGCTTCTCTTCCATTATTACTAGAATGTTTATGAAGAACCAGATGCCCCAACTCATGAGCCGCGTCAAACCTACTTCTTTCTGGTGATTTCATGGTATTTAGTAGAACGAATGGTTTTTCATTCATCCAAAATGAGAAAGCATCCACTTCTGTGCAATTTTCAGCCAAAGAGAAAACTCTGACACCGTTCATTTCTAATAGGTGAACCATATTAGATATGGATAACTCCCCAATCATCCAATGTTCCCTAAGCGACATGGCGGCATCTTCTGGGCTACATGTTGAGTCAAAGCTATAATCTGGTATGTTTGGAGATGGTAATTTAAATTTTGTCTCCATCCATTCCGTTATATCTTGAACCAAAATGCCAGCGCTTATAGCGGCATTCTTTTTTTGTGCGCTAAGTTTTGACATTGCTCTAAAACTCACTGCCGAGTCTTCTAAGTTATGTCTGTTTTCGCATTCAAAGAATGACACTGGATAACCTAGTGCCATTGCTATTTTATTAATGCTATCACCTACTATTAGTTCAAACTGACCAGATCTTTCATAGTTTTCATAAGTTGAAATTGTTCTACTCGTTAATCCAGTTTTTTCAGCTAATACTTTTTGAGTTAACCCTCGTCTTTCTCTGGCTAAGCGTAATCGTTCTGAATTAAGCATGATTCATAATTAACCTGTTTTTAAAATATCAATATCAATCTCAGGTGTGAATTCGGGTTCCATTCCAAGATTAGCAATAGGGTCTATTGGTTTAGTGTTAAGAATTAACCTTGTTGAAAAACCATTTATGAAGTTTTTTGAGTTGTATGTAGTTGCTTTTGATAATTCAGCTTTTACTTCCCATTGGAATTCATTAACTTGATAGGAGTAATGCATGAGACACCAAATGTCTAAGTCATCGCCTTCGTCTTCTTTCTTATCAAGAACTGGAAAATTAAAGTTAATTTGATTGTCTTCATAGTCGAGTTGAATTTGATTTAGGTTATTATCTAGAGATAAGCCTAAGACATCTAAAGTCCATCTACCTTTTGCATTTTTTGATTGGGGGTATGCATCCACGATACCAGTGTGTTCATTCCCACTACAAACGTAAATTGCAACTTTTCCATTCTCAGTTAGCTCAAGACCTTGTTTGTATAAACCTTTAAAACCCTTGTATTTTAAAATATCTCTTGCTGAACGTATGGCTTCTTGATAAAAGCGAGTCCCTCCTGCATTCCTAGTATCGTCACTTGTAGCAGAAAGGCGATAGCTTAATGCTTTGGATAAAATCAAACCTAATTCATCCTGAGTTAAATCAAGATGGCTTAAATGATAGTCAACTTCACTTGTTTCGTTGAAGGTTAACTGCTTAGCTACATTCTCAGAATTACTCATATAATGTCCCTATTGTGATTTCCTGTTTTTATACCTCATTTGAGGAGGAAAAACAAGAAATATAAATTTGGGATTAAATTATGGCACCTTTAATACATGGTTTTATCTAGCTGTCACTCGCAACTTATTGCGAGGCATTTTTGTTTTAACTCCTGAAAATATTAATACGTCTGGTAAACAACAGTTATCAGGTGATGGTTGATAATTAGGTTCAATATTTCTAGTCACAGGAATGTGGCTTAGCGATAGTGTCTTTTCAACGCGATTTAGTTTTTTAATTTCTAGTTGTAATATTGAGTCTAGTTGCATCTCAATATCTCTAATTGCAATGGCTTCGACTTTCCGTCTGGCATGACGTCTATTTGCAGAGTTACCACGTAAAAAGTCTGGTTTGCGTGATTTCTTCACTTTTATAGTTGCCATATATCCTCCAAACAGTTGGCTTTAGTGATTGGTGATAAAATAATGAAACACCAATCCGAAAACCTTCTGAGAAGGTTGACGCTTTATCAGCGTCGCCGTTCTGGTAGCTAATACACAGCTTGCCACCATCGTTGTTAAAGAACATCAACGTGCTGTGTTCCGTTGATATAGTTTATATTACAAACGGTAATTTATGTTGGCAATACCTGCGGTAATAATTAATTGCATTTGCGGTAATATTGTTGATTTTTAAGTGAGATTATTTTCAAAAAAATCTGAAATTAGAATACTGATCACTTTTTAGAAATGAAAGGACATAACAATCTTTAAATAGAGGGATAGAATTATTTATTCTCGTTATTTATAGTATCAAATATATCATTGTTCAATTTTTGAACATTTAAAAAATTAACAATGAAGAAGAATATTGAATAGAGTATTAAGAAAAACAGTATTAACGATGGAAAAATGGTAATTGAAAACCATTTAGTATCAAAAATGTATACTTCATCTTTTGTGTATTGGCTTAATATTAAGCATAGTGTAGATAGAGTAAAATATCTTAAGAAAGAATTTCTTACTTCTCTGAGCTCGGTTCTTATTGCAGATATATATGAAGTGTTCCTTACCCCTGACATATTAAAAGTGACAATAAGACCGAGACCAATAGAGAACATAATCCCGCAAACTGAATACAGTGTTGATATTAAAAAACTATCCGGTTGCCATTCAATGAAAGTTGAACAGGTTATGGTTAATATCAACATTGTAATACAGCTAAATATTTGGATTTTCACGTTCTATATCTATGAGGTAGCGACTCATCTCCTGAAAAAGCATTTGTTCATTTAGTTTACCAGTATCAGTAAGCTCAATGTCAACAAATTTTGTTTTTAGTAGGTCTTTTCCTTTGATCTCGGTTTTTCCGTCTTTTCTTTTGAAAGTAACATTATCTAAGTCACTTACAGGTTTTAATGTTGCACCTAATATATTGGCATAATCTTCATCTGTCATTTTTCTGGGTTTAGAAAATTTTATTAATAGTTCGGCAGATACAATTTTGTTGTCCATGAGTTCTTTAAGACTAGATGATTTTGATAATGACGCTTTTATTGCATGCATGACTATATGGTCAAGCCTTATTTTTTTACTTTTTTCTTCGACAACTGTAACCGTATGTTTTTTTTCTTCAGTTGTATCATTTGAGCTGAGAGGATCTCCTAATTTAATTGGCTCAGAGTCTTTTACTGATATTGCACTTAAATCTTTTAATTGCGTTTGATTTTGAATATCTATCATAGGTGTAAATTCTAATAACTCATTTTTTGTCAGCCAACATATGTAAGTTTGAAGAGATGCAATAGTTGTTCTTAGTGGTAAATTTGTTATTAAATATTTATCATTTATACAAAAATAAAAATGGTTTTTACATACAACTAGAGAGTCAATTTTTGAACTTTCTAATTCATCTAGTGTGAAATCTTTTTTCTCAAAAAGTTTGTCTGGAATTTGCTCTAATTCGTTACTTGGCGTTATTCTAAGCATAGTGCAAAAAACTGAATTGCTTTTTGTTGATATCTCGTAACAAGAAATTAGATCCTGTTCTTGACTTGGATCTTCTGAGTTTAACAGCATACATCTATCTTTTACTTTAATAGTATTTTCTAATTTTTCTAAAATTAAACCTTTTGCTGGACTTTTGTTTGAAGATAATTCTTTGTTCTCTATTTTAAATGCTCTCAGTCGTACCTTTCTTGATTTTGCTTTTTTATTTTGTTTTTTCGGGTTTTCTTCTGCCATTTTTCATCCTACCTGTATAATAAAAAGTTAGATTATTAATGATTAAGGAATTACCACAGTCACGATATATCATTAGATTAATTTATTAATCTACAATATTCATGCCCTAAAACAAATTATCAAATCGCTAGAAAAGTTTTTTACCCACCTTTTCATAAATATCGATATATTTTATTGGTTTAACGATTGCAGCAACATAATGTATCGTATCCACTTGAGTTGGTGATAGCGTTATTGGTTTATGTGAGTTGTTGATGCTGGTGAATTGATAGTCACCATCTCTAGTTTTATTAAATATTTTGATCATGTTATGGCCATCAATAGTGCGCACAAACACTTCATCACCTGTTTTTACGGTGGTGTTAGGTTCAACAACAACATATTCACCTGACTGAATGCGAGGCCACATACTATCGCCTTTAACTTTAAGCCCGTATGCATCCACATCATCACTGTATATTTTTAACCATCCGCTATGGGCTTCGATCATATCAACAGCACCATCGACACCTAGAAATGCTTCACCACGTACTTGTACCAATCCTGAAGGCATTTCGCCAATATATTCAATATCATCATCCATTGATTTGGCTAATGACATTATTTGTTTTGATATGGATGGGCTTATTTCATTTACTGACACTTGTAGTATTTTTGCAAATGTAGCCACTGCTTTAGGATTTAGTGGATTTATCCCATTTAGATAATGGCTTACAGCACTTTGATTGACACCTAGCTTTTCAGCTATGTCCTCTTGGTTTATTCCTAGCTCTTTACGCTTAGCGGAATAAATTGATTTTAGCCTGCTAGCGTCAGCTAACTGCTCTTCTGATAATGGTTTTTTTTTGCTCATGTCGATATTTTATTACCAATAGTTATATTTTGAAAATACCGCAAGTATTGACTTTTTTATTACCGAACATAATAATTGGTTAATTCATTCAAAGGAGAAGAATATGAACGAATTAGCTCTAAGAGATTATGTAAAAGAGTATGGTCAAGATAAGACGGCCAAAGCGATAGGGGTTACTCAAGGCGCTATAAGTAAAGCGTTAAGAGATGGAAGAAACATTATTTTATCGCACACAGAGAATGGTATTAAAGCAATTGAAATAAAACCATTCCCAAGAACTAAAAAGTAAACACTACCCGCTCTTTAACAATCGCAGTTTTTGACTGCTACGGAGTCGCTGATAAAGCGACAACTCTTCCCCCAATATCAACTCATACGGAATGAGCCACGGATCATTATTGTCCCTTAGTTAACTCATAAGGACTTTAAACAATGGAATGCGCAAATACACGCAAACAATTCAATCAATTTATCTCTAATCACCTAATAGCTTCAGCATTACAAGCATTGAGAAATAAAACTCAGTCTGCCGTGGCTAGAACGTTAGGTGTCCATGATTCAACAATCCTACGTCGAACTGAAAAATATCCTGAAATATGCGAAACACTTGTCGCATCGGGAATTATTGATTTTGTGATGGAAGGAGAACGAAAAATCTCAGAAGAAGAGTACCGATTTTTGTGGAAACAAATGGGTGAACTTTCTCAAATGAAAATAAAAGAAAACGCCTCGATTGCGGCAACAAACGAGGCGTGTTGTTCAATGGAATTCACCATTTAACGTACAAATACACTGTATCAATATCCAGTTTTTATCACAAGGGGAAACTTTGGTTTCCCTTTTTTGATACAGCTTTGGAATGGAGAAATTATACCATGAGACAAAGAATAAATCATGAATTTAATGGCTGTGATGAGCATAAAAACATCATGAGAAATAGGCTATTACAAGAAATAACCCCACTGGGTTGTCAGCGTTTAAAGGAAGCACTGAAAGACGCAAAATTAAGGAAAGCACATCGGGATAAGTTATTAGGAGAGCGAAAATGAGTATGCTTCTAATGGCAAAAGCCATGCAATTACAGGTGGGGAGTACAGCACAAAAAATGGTGCTACTGAAACTTGCCGATAATGCCAATGATAAAGGTGAGTGCTTTCCTTCTTATGAGACTATTGCACGTCATTGCGAAATTAGCCGTCAAAGTGCGATAAACCACATTAAAAGTTTATGTAAAAAAGGGTTTGTTCGTAAAGTTACGCGAAAAACAGATAAGGGGCATACTTCCAATTTATATATTCTGGATTTGGAAGCTAGATCTCTTGATGACGGTAGTCAAAATACAGTACCACCTAGTCAAAATTCTGTACCAGAGGTAGTCAAAGAATTTGACCACGGTAGTCAAACGGTTGGACTAGGGGGTAGTCAAAAATTTTTACCCAGAACCAGTCAGTCTTTTAACCAGTCAATTAACCTTAAAAAACTATCGTCTGACGACTTGAAACCTGCAAAGCAGATTTCGGTTAATCGACAAACTAAAATTCCTTATCAGGAAATCATGCAAGCCTTCAACGAATCGGCAGGGGATAGATTACCCAATGCCGAATCACTGAATGACAAACGCAAACGAGCAATATCCAAATTCCTGAAAGAGCTTAAAGAGCCTACAGTCGAATCAGCTAAAAATTATTTTGATTATTTTATGGAAACGGCGAGTGCTTGGTACTTTGGAGAAAATAATCGAGGTTGGCGAGCGAATTTTGATTATTTACTCAGACCTGAAACGGTACTCAAAACAAGGGAGGGAGCACTGTGATGAACCAAGTTCCGAATAATTTAATGGCGGAACAAAATGTGATTGGAGGACTCTTGCTAGACCCGCAAAGTGATAATGCGCAATCAATTTTCTCACTGCTAAAACCTGAAGATTTTTATGCCCGACACCATCAAATTATTTATCTCACCCTGCGAGAAATGTATACCCAACGTATGCCAATAGACATCATGACGGTGACGGATTGTCTGGCGTCAAAAGGGCGAATTAATCAATCAGGTGGCTTTGCCTATCTTGCTGAGATGGCAAGAGAAACACCGAGTATTGCTAACATTATGGCTTATGCGAAAAAAATCCGAGAGTGTTCCGCACAGCGTTTTGTTATCGAAAAGACGGTTGAAATTCAAAAGCTCATGATGGCGCCAAGTGAGTTAGGTTTTACGGATAAAATTGAACAGGCACAACGCTTGCTTGATGAAGCTACGTCGTTTGGAAAAATGGGGAGAAAAACAGGATTACGCCGAATTGATGATGTGTTGGATGATGTTTTTACCGATATTTGTGATAGACAAGATAACCCAGAGAAACATCGAGGATTAAAAACGGGATTTAAAGATTTTGACCGCCTATTAAGCCCGAAACAGATTGTCATCGGCTCACTGTTCGTGATTGGTGCTCGTCCAAAGATGGGGAAAACAACCGTTCTCACTGAAATGGCAAAAAATGTCTCACAACAAGGTAAGCCTGTATTGCTGTTCAGCATGGAAATGACAGACAAACAGCTTGTTGAACGGACACTAGCCCAACAAACCCAGATTAATTCAGATAAATTTTACCAAAAGTTAGAAGAGCATGAATGGGATAGGCTTTGCAGTGCCATCGGTCGCCTTAAAGATGAACCCAATATTTGGGTGGATGATACACCCGGCATGTCCTTACAGCATATTCGCTCTGAAAGTCGGAAAATCAAACGCAAAGTCGGTGATATTGGGTTTATTGGTGTCGATTACCTCACCCTGATGCAAGCGGGAAAAGCTGACCGTAATGATATTGCCTATGGTGAAATCACTAAGGGGCTAAAAATATTAGCAAAAGAGCTCAATACGGTGGTTGTGTTGCTTGTACAACTGAATCGGGGATTGGAAAACAGGGCAGATAAACGTCCCGTACCAAGTGATTCAAGAGACACAGGACAAATCGAGCAAGATTGTGATTATTGGTTAGGCATTTATCGTGATGCGGTGTACCACGATAATGTGGATGAAACGCTGACCGAAATGATTTTAAGGCTCAATCGACACGGTAAAACAGGCACCGTGTATGTTGATCAACAAGGATTGAGTATTACGCCAGTTGATCAATATATGGCTGCATATCGCGCTCAACCGAAACGAGAGCCTAAAAGGTATTGTGAAAAATCGTTTTAACTCATAAAAGTAAAAAGGAGGCCTCGTGACAGATGATATCTGTCTCCATAAATCCAATCTCAACAGTATTTTCAAAGTGCTCTCCGAAATCGTGACAACAGGTAAACGCTATCGCATCAAAATCACCGAGTGGCGTGATTTAAGAACCATACCAATGAATAAAACATGGCGTATGTGGATGGAAACCACAGGCGAGTGGTTACGTGCGCGCGGTGTTGTTATCGACATTAAAAATGGCGTTGGTGAAATCGTTTTATCAAAGCCTATTACTAATGAAGAAACACATGAATATTTTGTCGGTCACTGGCTAGGTCGTGATGAAAATGGAGAACGTGAAAAAACCAGCAAGATGGATAAAGCAAGGATGCTTTACATGATGGAGAAACATGAACAATGGTGCATTGAGAAGGGAATTCCGATCATCATTCCTAGCAATTCTGAATATATGAGTTTGAAAAGAAATCAAGAGGAATAATTGCTGATGGACAAATCAAAGGAAAATAGAATGAAGGTGCTAAGGCGACGGCGCTGTAAAATATGTAGAGAATGGTTTCACCCCAAATACAGTAATATTTGGTGGTGTTGCCCAGAACACGGAGCAGAACTGGCAATAAAACGAAGGAATAAGGAAAAAGAAAAAGCGTTAGTAAAACTCAAAAAGGCACAAAGAGAAAAGGAAATCAAAGCAAGAGACAAACTCAAAGCCCGCAAATTAGCAGTAAAACCTACCTCATATTTTATCAAACAAGCTCAAACTGCGTTTAATCAATACATCAGACTTAGAGATCATGATGAGCCCTGTATTAGTTGTGGTGAAACTAATCCCCCAGATTTACATGGAGGACAGTGGGATTGTGGTCATTTTTTATCTGTGGGTTCACACCCTGAGCTGAGATTTGATGAACGTAATGCATATAAGCAATGTAAATCATGTAATGGTGGTGCAGGGCGATTCACTCATAAAAATGCCAGTGTAAGTCAAAAGTATGAGGAAAAACTTATCGAAAAATTTGGTCAAGAATTAGTTGATTGGTTGCGAGGGCCTCATGAGCTTCCGCATTGGCGACGCGAAGATTATATCCAGATACGCGATAAATACAGAGAGAAGGTGAGGCAATTAAAACGAGAAAGAGAGATGAAGGTGTAAGTGATTAATCAATAGGTAACAAATGGTTTGGAGAAGTCTGTATGAGAGATATGCAGGAAGTTTTATCACGTTGGGGAGCGTGGTCAGCTAATGAGGGAAATAGTATCGATTATTCATCAATTGCCGCAGGTTTTAAAGGATTAATTCCAAGCTCAAGACGAAGCCGAGAGCAATGTTCTGATGATGATGGCTTAAAAATAAATAAAGCGGTATTACATTTAAAGGTAAATAATAGTTACTTGTTTCAGTTGGTTATTATGTACTATGTGAAGAATTATCCTTTGCGTTCAATGGCTTCAAAACTCGGTATTTCTCATAATGAAGTGGCTAAGCGATTGCAGACAGCGGAAGGCTTTATTGAGGGATGTCTATCGGTTGATAACATAAAATTAGACATGGATAAAATAATTAGAAAACACCATATTTACAGTCTTGCGTAATTACAAAACACAATATATTGTGTTAATAATGGTTTTGATGTTACAGCTCTTATCTATTGAAAACCTCGTGAGTATAACGGGGTTGTATTTTTTATAGGTCTACTTAAGCTGATTTACCGCTAAAAAATAAAGTTTGCTATCTGAATTTTTCTATGGCTTAATAGCGTCACTGGTTTGGAAGTACAGACCTATTTATGTTAGTAAGTTTAAAGTTGTTCCCGTTTAGCGTTATCCTCGATACCTCTTCATTGTGAATTCCTTCTAATTAATACCCATAAGTAAAAATACAAAACAAACCGCATATGCCTTATGGCAAATTAAATAAATTAAAGGAAATTCTATGTCTAATACAATGACTGGTACAGTAAAATGGTTCGATGAGGGTAAAGGTTTTGGTTTTATTACTCCAGCTGATGGCAGCAAAGATGTCTTCGTACATTTCTCTGCAATCCAAAGTGATAGCTTCAAAACATTAGCGGAAGGCCAACAAGTTTCATTCACCATGGAAAATGGTATGAAAGGCCCAGCAGCAGGCAACGTGGTGGCCCTCTAAAGGCGCTATTACTATTCGCCTCTATTTTAAATGCCCTTGTTGTAGCGGTTCACAATATAGAACATCACAATTTGATGTCACAGTGAACAACCCACACGGCGCAAAATGTATCTTTTGCAAAAGTGTGATGACAGCTCAAATGAGTTGAGCATTAAATAGTTGAATATACAAAACCTCGCTTCGGCGGGGTTTTTTGCTATCTACAATCCCATGTTGGTCAAAGATAAAAAATTTAGATTTTAGGGCTTGAAAAACTTTCGCTCGTTCATATTTATATTTTGGGCAAATAAGATACCGCCCATAATTCACTAAATACTGAAGGAGGAGTTATATGCCTAACATTAAACCTTTTTCATTATTCCCAACATTATCTGACAACTTAGTTTCAAACCGTTTTGATCAGATAGATCGCTTGTTTAGTCAGTTAACAGGCAGTAAGCCCATTGCATCACCAATTCAGACTTATAACCTGAAACAGATTGATGATAACCATTATGAACTGACAGTGAGTGTGCCTGGATATCAAGAAGATGACTTATCAGTTTCATTGAAAGGAAGCCGTTTATTGATTGAAGGGAAAAAAGAAGAAAAATCAGAAGAAGACAATGATAAATGGATCCACCGAGGCATATCTCAAGGGCAATTTACGTTGCAATTTGACCTTGGTAAAAATGTTAAAATAGAAAAAGCCGATTTATCAAGTGGACTTCTGACTATTGCTATTGAGTATGAATTGCCTGAAGAAGAAAAACGGCAAACAATAGCGATAGAAAATAAAGATAAAAGCTAATTGAGTTAGATAATGTGAATAAGATTAAGGCTAC